CGTGAGCAGATAGCACAGGCTAAAAAGGATTTTGAGGGTATCACTGCTGAAGATAAGCCCTCTACCTCTGCTGAGCCTGAGCCTCTTGATTGGGCTGAGAAATTACAGCGTAATCAGAACGGCGCAGTAAAGGGTACTATCGACAATATCCTGATTATCCTTGACGGTGATCCTGCTCTTAAAGGTAAGTTTGCCCTCAACCTCTTTGCAAATCGTGGTGAGGTGCTGGGCGCTCTCCCGTGGCAAAAAGGTACTAAGCGCCGCCTGTGGTCCGATACGGACAGCAACGGTCTGTACTGGTATCTTGAGCGCTTGTGGGGTATCACACAGAGAAGTAACATTGACAGCGCCCTTGACATTCATGCAGCTACACACGCATTTAACGAAGTGCAAAAATACCTTGAAGCTTTGATGTGGGACGGTGTGCCTCGCCTTGATACGCTCTTCATAGACTACCTCGGCGCTAAGGACACAGCTTACAACAGAGCTGTTTGCCGTAAAAGTTTTACGGCAGCTGTGGCCCGTGCCATGACTCCCGGCTGCAAGTATGATACTATGCTGATCCTCGCAGGTCCTCAGGGTATCGGTAAGTCAACGCTGCTCGACAAAATGAGCCGTGGCTGGTTTAACGATTCTATCCGTACCTTTGAAGGTAAGGAGGCCTCTGAGCTGTTACAGGGTGTGTGGCTGGTAGAGGTGGCAGAGCTGGACGCTTTTAGACGTACAGATATTGCCCGTATCAAACAGTTTCTCTCCCTCAGAGCTGACCGTTACCGTGCCGCTTATGGCCGCCATGTGAAAGAGCTTCCACGTTGCTGTGTGTTCTTTGGCACTTGTAACGAAATGGAGTTTTTACAGGACACCACCGGCAACCGCCGCTTCTGGCCCGTTGACGTTATGGAGGCTGAGCCTACCAAAAGCGTTTTTACAGACTTACCTGACGATGTTATCAATCAGGTATGGGCTGAGGCTAAGATGCGCTGGCAGACAGGTGAGGCACTGTACCTCACAGGCGCACTTGAAACAGAGGCTAAGCTGAAGCAAGAGGAACACCGTGAGGCTTCTGTTCGTGAAGGTCTGATTATGGAATTTGCTGAGAGGCAAGTACCGGCAGACTGGGCGAAATGGAGTATTGACCGCCGCCGTGACTACTGGGCTGGCGCAGCTCACACTCAGGAAGGTACAACGATTGAACTTGTTGACAGAGATAGAATATCCGCAGTTGAGGTTTGGTGTGAACTCTTTAACGGAAACGTGCGTGATATGAAATCTGCTGATACACGTGAGATCAACGCAGTGTTATCCATGATGAAGGGCTGGAAGCGCAGTGACAAGGTATTACGCTGTGGTCCGTATGATGTTCAAAGGGGCTTTATCAGGAAATGAAAAGCCCCCGTAACAACGCAGTGTTACACGGCTTCTGAATGTTACAAAGCTGTGTAACACTGTAACACCGTTGTAACGGTAAATGTTACAGCCAAAAACCCTTGAATTATAATGCTTTTTCGGCTTTTGTAACATTGTAACATACTTTTTCTATAAATTAGGAAAATTAAAGGGCTTATGCCGTATTTACACACATAACGCCTTTATTCTATAAAACTTTAGAGAAATTTTCGCATTTTTGTTACAGGAGGCAAAACAGGTGCAGGAAAAGGATATTGAGCGAAAGCTACACAAAGGCGTTAAAGATACTAAGTCAGGCGCTCTCTGTTTGAAGTTTGTTAGTCCGGGCTTCAATGGAGTACCTGATAGAATGATCTTACTTCCGGGTGAAAAGGTTATTTTCGTAGAAACCAAAAAGCCCGGAGAAAAAGAACGTGCAAGACAAGAGTACGTACATGGCTTATTCAGAGCTTTGGGATTTGAGGTATATTCTACCGTTGACAATCCTGAGTATGTACAAGAGATATTGAATCGCTGTAAGGAGGTAATAGAGGTTGAAAAGCTTTGTCCCACACAACTATCAACAATACTGCATAGACAGGATAATCAATGATAAAGCCATTGGCTTGTTTCTGGATATGGGCTTAGGTAAGACCGCTATAACCCTCTCGGCAATTAAGAAGCTGAAATACGAATATTGGCGATCTGCTAAGGTGCTTGTAATCGCACCTAAGAAGGTAGCTGAGTCCACATGGAGCAAAGAGGCGGCAAAGTGGAAGGAGCTGTGTTCTCTCCGCTTCTCGTTTGTGCTTGGATCGGCAGAAAAGAGGCTCAAGGCACTCAATACTCCTGCTGACGTGTACATGATAAACCGTGAAAATGTGATGTGGCTGGTGGACCATTACCGCAACGCTTGGCCCTTTGATACTGTTATCATTGACGAAAGCAGCAGCTTCAAGAATCATCAGGCAAAACGCTTTAAGGCTCTGAAGGCTGTCCGTTCTCACATTGACCGTATTGTGCTGCTGACTGGTACGCCTACTTCCCGTGGGCTTATGGACCTGTGGGCGCAGATTTACCTGCTGGACTGCGGTAAGCGTTTGGGTAGAAACATCACAGCATACAGAGAGGCCTTCTTTGTACCTGATAAGCGTAACCGCACAACAATCTTTTCTTATGCGCCTAAGGACGGTGCAGAGGAAACCATATACAACGCTATCAGCGATATTTGCGTAAGCATGAAAGCTGAGGACTACTTAGAGCTGCCAGAGCTGGTGTACAACGATATTCCCGTAAAGCTCGACACAGCAGCTCAGAAGGCCTATGACCGTTTGGAGCGTGACACGCTTCTCCCGGTTGACGATACAGTTATAACGGCAGGCAGCGCCGCCGTTCTCCGTGGTAAGCTCTTACAGCTTTGCAACGGTGCTGTGTATGACGAAGATAAGAACGTGATGCAGATACACGACTGCAAGATTGAGGCTCTGCTGGAAACGGTAGAACAGCTCAACGGCCAACACGCTATTATTTGTTATAATTTCCAACATGACAAAACACGGCTTCTGGAAGCGCTCAAAGCTACACACTTGACTGTCAAAGTGTATGAAGGCAAGGCAGAAGAGGACGCATGGAACGCCGGTGATATAGACTTATTGCTTGTACAGCCTGCCAGCTGTGGTTATGGCCTCAACCTTCAGGAGGGCGGCCACCACATTATTTGGTTTGGACTTACTGACAGCTTAGAGCTGTACCAGCAGACAAATAAACGTTTGCACAGACAGGGCCAGCCTTACCCGGTTATTGTGCATCATCTTCTTGTACAGGGCGGCACTGACGAAGATGTTATAAAATCCTTAGGCGGTAAAGCTGACGTACAGGACAGCTTGCTTGAGGCTTTGAAAGTCCGCATACAAAAAGCGAAGGAGAGTGCAGCATGACCGTAAAAGAATTATCACAGCTCTATTGGCTCAATAGAGAAATCGAATCAGACAGAGAGAGGCTGGCAAGCCTTGACGAAGAAATCAAGAGGGACGAAGCGCAGCTCTCCTATTTGGAGGAGCAGGCTTCTACTCCCTCAGGCCCTAACTATGACGGTATGCCGAAAAGCCCGTCATACGGAAACCGTCTTGAAAACATGGTTATCAAGATCATAGAATTACAGAAAATCATTGAGCGCAAAAAAGCTCTGCGCTCTGACTGCGCTATGACTATTCAAGCAAAACAGATCCTGTGCCTGACTGAGCGTAACAAATTGGAGAGATACATAGCTGACCTGCCTGACAGCCTTATCAGAATGATTTTCACATTCAGATTTATTAACGGGCTGACGTGGGCGCAGGTATCAGAGCATATAGGCATGAGGACCACTGAGGACAGCGTCAAAAAGATGTGTTATAGATACCTTGCAGAACATGAAACAGAGGACAAATAAAAGTTTGTCCCCTTTGTCCTTGCCTTTTGACAAGAGGTGTGCTATGCTTTTATCGTGGTTTTTAGGCTGTGAGGGCGCTTTGGTGTGCCTCCAGCCTTTGCCGCTTTTACGGCCTAATTCCACAGCCCTCAGCTGCTTATCCTTTCACGGCTGAGGGCTTCACTATACAACTCTGCTCTAAGCCCTTTTTTCTTCTCCTTTGGGGCTTAGAGCTTTACTATATAAGACAGGAGGTGTGGTTATCGTGTACCGGCAGGGACGCAATTATGAAAATCTGAATAAAGGCATATTTGACGGTACGGGTACTTACGGTATTCCGCACCTCTTTACAGAACAGGTAACGGCTGACAGCTTTATCGGCTTTAACTATGCAAAATCGTGTAAAGTACCCTATGATAAGGGGCTTCACTTTTTCATAGACGATTATCAGTTTACCCGTTTATGGAGTAACCCTGACGCATACCTTGAACTGCTCCGGCAGTTTAAGTGCGTTTGTACCCCTGACTTTTCCACATACACCGATTTTCCCAAGGCCATTTCGATATATAACCACTACCGCAAGCACTGGCTCGGTGCATACTGGCAGCACAACGGGATCACAGTTATTCCCACAGTGAGCTGGAGTGATAAGGCCAGTTTTGAGTGGTGCTTTGACGGTGAGCCTGAGGGCGGCACTGTGGCTGTTTCCTCTGTTGGTACTCAGCTGAATAAGGACAGCCGCAAGCTGTTTTTGGACGGCTACAAGGAAATGCTGTCAAGGCTTCAGCCCTCTCTGATTTACTTCTACGGCAACGTGCCTGAGGAGTGTGACGGAAACATTGTGAGGCTGGCCGCATATCAAGAGAAATTCCGTACACCTAAAGGAGCTTTGTGATATGGGCGGCAGAGGTGCTTCAAGCGGCTTTTCCGCAAGCGGTAAGCCCTACGGATCAGAATATAAAACCCTGTTGCAGTCTGGCAACATCAAATTTGTGGCAGTAAACGAAGGCGCACCCACAGCGCCTCTTGAAACAATGACAAGAGGCCGTGTGTATGTTACTGTCAATGAAAAAGAAAACACCCTAAAATCAATCAGCTTTTATGACCGTCAAAACAAACGGTTTAGGCAGATTGACATGGATCACTACCACAAGATAGACGGTAAGCCCGTCAAGCCTCATGTGCAGGCTGGCTATCTCCATAATGGTGAGGCTTCAAAGCCCACCGACAAGGACAGCAAGCTCATTGACAAAGTGCTGAAATTGTGGTATAATAAATAAAGCAAGTCGTGGTTCAGGAGGACAACGCCGCATTTGCGGAAACCCCGGTGACAAATCCGGGCGCTTGCTTAGGGTGCAGAAATGCGCCCTATTTTTATATTCTTTTGTTCATTTACCGTTGTCCGTTCTCGGCCAGCGGTTTTTTAATGCTATGAAAAAGAGGTGAAAAAGTTAAATGCTTATAGATGTTTTTAAGCATGAGTTTAAGCAGCGCAACGGTGTTATGCTTACTGACAGCATTGTGCTGTTTCGCAAGCCCCTTGAGCTGTATGACATGGCAAACGACAAAACCATAGCAGTCTTTAAGGGCAAGAACTTAGACGCTGTTTTTGCCTTTGAGATTGACGGCCAGACCGTCAGAGAAATCATTGAGGGCTGGGACGCTATGCCTATTATCGAATTGAACGGCGGTAGAGGCAGCGGCTCCGGCATTGGTGACTGGACTGGTAAGTTTGGCCATGCCGCAGGCGGCAGAGGCAGCGGAAATGATAAGTCCGATCACCCGGCAAGGCTCAACGTCAAGCTGGGTAATGCAAGATCCCCTGAGGATATGCTAAAGGCCTTCCGTGACGCACACGTAAACGATTCTTACGAAAGCGGCGTTGCGGTTGATGAATACGGCTATGTTACCCGTTACGTCCACGGCGGCGCTACCAGCGTTGGCATTTATGGCGGTAAGGGTGAAATGGTTTATCACAATCACCCCGGCGAAAAAGGCGGTAACTTTTCTGACAGTGACCTTCTCAGCACAGCCATGAGCGCTGAAAGAGGCATTGTGGCAAGTGGTAGAGAGGGTGACTACATCTTTGTAAAGACGCACAAGTTTAATGCTACGGGCTTTACTAAGGCAGTCAAAAACGCTACCCTGCGTGGTAAGGACTATACGGACGCTGCTGACCGTTGGCTCAAGGCTAACCAAAAGAAATACGGTTATAAATACAGCTTCAAAAAGGCGTAAGGAGGGTGAGAAATTCCACAAAAGGAGGTGTAAGACGTGAGTAGACCACAAGATAAGCACTTGATCCCTCTCACAGAACGCTCAGAAGAAGAAGCTCACGCTATACGCTCCGCAGGTGGTAAGGCCGTTCAGGAAAAGAAGAAACAGCAGAAGCTCATGTCTGAGCTTTTACAGATATACTCTGATTTTCCTATCCTCGATAACCGAAAAAAGAAACGGCTCGTTAAGCTTGGCATGGAAGAAGCTGACCTCACGCAAAAGGCGCTTATAGCTGACGCTATCATAAGAGGCGCACAAAGCGGTAACTCCTACCTCATTCAGCAGTACCTTGAGATTATCGGTGAGGCTGGTATGGGCGGCCCGGCTAAGGAAAACAACCTCCTTGAGGCCATTGTAAATAGCACGAAGGAGGATATAGACGCAGATGATATACCAGAAATTCAGCAAGCGGCAGAATCTGACTCTGACGTGGTGGAATAGACCGAAATACAAGGACTATGACGGTATTATCTGTGACGGCTCTATCCGTTCCGGCAAAACCGTATCAATGACAGACGGCTTTATCCTTTGGAGCATGAGCAGCTTCAACGGACAGAACTTTGCTATATGCGGCAAAACTATTGAGTCCCTGCGCCGTAACGTTGTAACCCTCATGCCTCAGTGGTTAGAGGGTATCTTCACTATCACTGAGCGCAGGAGCGAAAACAAGCTCATTATTACAGCCAACGGGAAAACCAACTACTACTATATGTTTGGTGGTAAGGACGAATCAAGCTACACACTTGTGCAGGGTATCACGCTTGCCGGTGTTCTCTTTGATGAAGTGGCGCTCATGCCTCGTTCCTTTGTTGAGCAGGCTATGGCCCGTTGCTCTGTTGACGGCTCTAAGTTTTGGTTTAACTGTAACCCTGAAAACCCCGGCCACTGGTTTTACGTGGAGTGGATCAAAAAGGCAAAAGAGCGCAACATTCTTTATTTGCATTTTACCATGAACGATAACCTCAGCTTGTCTGCGAAAATCAAGGCAAGATATGAGGCCATGTATTCAGGCGTTTTCTACCGCCGTTACATTCTCGGTTTATGGGTAAAGGCTGAAGGGCTTGTATATCCCATGTTCAGCCGGGACGCACACATAGTAAAAGAAGCGCCGAAACTTAACCCTCGACACCGTTATTATGTGGCTATCGACTACGGTACTGTAAACCCCTTTGCAGCTGGCTTGTATGATTACAGCCCCTCTGAACAGAAGGCCGTAATGATAAAAGAACTTTACTACAAGGGCGGCAGCACTAACCGTGTTGATAACGAAGCCTACTATAAAATGCTCTCTGAGCTTATCGGTGATTATCCGATTGAGTATATTCTCATAGATCCCTCAGCCAGCTCTATGATTGAAACCATACAGAAGTACGGTGAGTATGCCGTACTCAAGGCTGACAATGATGTTTTGAACGGCATACAGGACGTGACAAAATTCCTAAACGCTGGCTGCTTGTATTTCCATAAGGGCTGTAAAAACACCTTTGACGAATTTGAAACCTATTCATGGGACGAAGATTCTACAGAGGACGAAGTCATAAAGGAAAACGACCACAGCATGGACCAGCTCAGATATTTCTGTAGGACTGTGTTGCGTAATGAGCTGAAATGGATAGTATAAAGGCGGTGGTGAGATGAACTTTTTTACACGCCTATTAAGGAGGTTAAGAAACTTGTTTATAGATAGCTCCGATATTGGCAGAGTTTTTGGCGTTGATCTTATCACCTCTGATGATATGAACAACGCTCTCAGGTTATGGGACAACATTTCTACGGGAAAACCCCCGTGGAAAAACACAGAGGACGAAATAGACACTATCAATATGGCTAAGCACATTTCTGATTATCGTGCAAAGCTGACTACCCTTGATATTGGTATTGCTATTTCTGGCTCTCCCCGTGCTGACTACTTGCAGACGTTGGCTGATGATATGCTCAAGCGCCTGCCTGAAAAAATCGCTGAAGCTGACAGGCTCGGCGGTATCATGATTAAATGGAATGGTAAGACATGGGACTACGTGCTTCCCGGTAACTTTGGCATCACAGCTAAGGACGGCAACGGTGAAATTGTCGGCGCTATTTTCGCTGCTCACACTTCCACCGGCAAAGCCCATTTTACAAGGCTTGAATACCACAGATATGAGGGTGAGGACGCAAACGGTCCTATCTACGTCATTTCTAACAAGGCCTTTAAGAATCAGCTTGAGGGTGGTAAAACTGTTTTAGGCTCTCCTGTTGCTCTTCAAAGTGTGCCGACATGGGCTGAAATGCAGGACGAAGTTAGAATATCTAACCTTGCAAAGCCCTTATTTGCGTATTACCGTGTACCCGGTGCAAACACCATTGACTCCAGCTCTCCTCTTGGTTTATCCGTCTTTGCAAACGCTCTTACAGAGCTGAAGGCTATTGACGTAGCAGTGAGCCGTAAGAACACAGAAATTGAGGATAGCAAGCATATCACGTTTGTAGGTCAGACCGTTATCCAGAACGCCACAAACAAGGGTATCAAGCTGCCCCGGTTTGTTAAGGGCTTGGGTATGGGACTCAATGACGGTGACACTACCGCAGTGCATGAACACGTGCCTACCGTTCAGACAGACGCACGTATCAAAGATATTAACTTTGATCTCTCTCTTGCAGGTGTAAAATGCGGCTTCTCTGAGGGCGTTTTCGTCATGGACGGTCAAACTGGCATGATAACCGCCACTCAGGTTGAGTCTGATGATCGTGATACCATTCAGACCATTAAAGATGATCGTGACGCACTCAAAAACGCTCTTGCTCAGGCTTTTGCCGGTGCTGACGCTATGGCTACTCTCTATGGGCTTGCCCCTCTCGGTGAGTATGAGGCTAACTTCAACTTTGGTGACATTACTTACAGCTACGAAGAGGACAAAGCCGCTTGGAGAATGTATGCGGCTCAGGGCTGGATTCCTAAATGGCTCTACTTTGTAAAGTTTGAGGGTATGAGTGAGGAAGATGCTAAGGCTTTAACCGCTGAGGCTGAAATGGCAAACATGGAAGCTGGGCTGTTTGGCTCTTCGACTTCTGGAAAACCTCACAGTACCAGTATACCACCTAAAAATAAAAAAGACGGTGACAAAGGGGACAAGAAAAAGGACGATAAAAAAGAGTGAGGAGGTAAACAGTAATGCTGACACCTCAAGAGCTTTTAGAAATCGTTGACACCTTGCACCCTCAGCTCGACACACTCAATGTATGGATCACTAAGGACCTTATAAGCCGTCTTATGGCAAGGCTCGGACGTGGTGAGGAGTTTTTACTTACTGGCACGGACCAGTGGCAGCTGGAGGTTTACAAATCCGCTGGCGGCCATTATGACGCACTGCAACAGGAAATAAAGCGCTTCACCAAAAAGACTGACGCAGAAATCAGGGCAATATTTGAGGACGCAGGCATAAGAGCGTGGGAGGCTGACGAAGCCTTTTACGTGGCCCACGGCCTTGAGCCTGTTTCTTTTATGCAGTCTGAGAGTATGCTGCGACTGTTGACCGACACCTACCAGCGCACTAACGGAGAAGTCCACAATTTCACCCGTACCACAGCGCAGGCAAGTCAGCAGCGTCTTATAAAGGTGCTTGATGATGCACACTTTAAGGTTATGACAGGCGCTCAGTCTTACACTGCGGCTGTTAAGGACGCTGTAAATGAGATAGTAGGAAATCAGACTAAGGTACATTACCCCTCAGGTCATACAGATACCATAGAAACCGCTATACTACGTGCTGTGCGTACAGGCGTAGGGCAAGCAAGCGGCAACATGGCTATGCAGGGTATGATTGAGAGGGACTGGGATCTGATACGCACGTCTGCTCATATCGGCGCTCGATACGGTGACGGTGGCGAAAACCCCTCTAACCACTTTTGGTGGCAGGGCAAGCTGTTCTCCCGTACGGGTAAGACACCGGGCTATCTTCTCTTTGAAGAGGCCACCGGCTACGGAACGGGTGAGGGCTTGTGCGGCTGGAACTGTAGACACTCTTTCGGTCCGGGTGATCCTAACCACAACCCCTATGCTGATTTTGACGCAGAGGAAAACAAAAAGGTGTATGACCTATCTCAGAAACAGCGTAGCGCTGAGGCACGTATCAGGGCTGCTAAGCTGAAGGTACTCGGCCTGCGTGAAGCCATTGACGGCGCTACTGATGAAGCAGCAAAAGCTACACTGCAAGACGAATACAACAAGGCAGCGCTCAAGCTTCAGAAGTATAACAAAGCTTATACGGACTTCTGTGAGAGCAACAACCTCATGAAGTTAAATGACCGTATCAGCGTTGCGAAATGGACTCGTTCTGAGGCGGCAAAGGCTACGGCTGCTGCACGAAAAGCCAAAACTTGATAACTTATGAGCAGAGCTTCTACTGCGCTTCTCCGGGCGTTGTAGAGGCTCTGCTGTTTATACGCCTCAGTGGTTTAGCCTGTTCGACTCAGGCAGAGGTACAAAAATCGGACTACCCACGGTCCTAAGAATGTGGGAACGGTAGGACACGGCAACGTCCTAAAAAGCCTAACCGTGGAATAGGAGGAAACTCTATGAAAACCGAAGAACTCACTGCTATTGGCTTGACAGAGGAGCAGGCTTCTCAGGTACTTGCTATGAACGGCAAGGACATTGAGAAGTACAAGAAGCAGATCACCACTGTTGAGGGTGAACGTGACGCAGCTAAGGCTCAGCTCGACACGGCCAACGCAACGCTGAAAAAGTTTGAGGGCATTGATCCTCAGCAGATTCAGCAGGAACTCCAGACCTACAAGACTCAGGCTGAGGAAGCGGAAAAGAAATACACCCGTGAACTTACCCAGAGAGATCAGAAGGACTGGATCGGTAAAAAGCTCGATGAATACGGCGTATCTTCGCCCTATGCCCGTAGACAGCTCACTTCCGACTGTATGGCAGAGGGCAGCGGATTGACGTGGAAGGACGGCGCTTTCTTTGGCTTTGACGATTTTATGAAATCGGCAAAGGAAAAGGATGCAAGCCTGTATCAGACAGCAGAGGAAAAAGCAGCTGCCGAAAAAGACGCTGCAAACAAGGCAAAAGCGCCTACTTTTACAGGTCCTACGGGTGATCCTCAGCCGGGAACTGATAAGAAGTACACGCCGCCTAAAATTTTCTAAAAATCAAAATCAATAAGGAGTAAATCATTATGGGAAGAATTGCATCTTTGGCTATCCTTACTCAGGACGGAGCTGGTAAGGACTACCTTGCCGAAACCTACGGCAAGGTTATTGAGGGTGTTACGAAAACCCTCGTTTCCGCTAACATTAAAAACATGGATCTCTCTGGCGATCCTGCGTCTGGCTCGGTAGAGGCAAAGCGTTTTGTAAACGCTCAGGTACAGAACTACGGTACTGCCCGTGCTGCTGGCGCAGGTAACAAGGTAAAGGCAAAGCCTGTTACCGTTAAGATCTCTGAGGACAAGGAAATTGTTGAGGAGATCGAAGAGAAGGACACTATGCTTTACGGTGTTGACGGCCTCTTTGACCGCCGTTCCGCAAATCACGTTGTCCGCATGGCCTCCAACCTCGACACCGAATTTTTCAAGGTTGCTCATGAAAACGCCGTTGAAGTTACTATTGCCGCTGACACTGCGGTAGAGGACGAACTTGAGCAGATCATTCAGGAGTGCGAAAACACTAAGAATGATTTTGTTGACGGTGTTCCCCGTGAGCTTATGCGCCTCGTTCTCAACACCAACTACTACGGTAAGGTCCGTAACAACCTCGACAAACAGGCTCGTTCCAACGTTGACACCGGCGCTGAGGAGTTTTACACTTGGCACGGCGTTGAGTGCAAGTCCTCTGTACATCTTCCTTCCGGCTGCCGTTACATTCTCATGGTAGCAGGCGCTGTTGCTCAGCCTGTTATGGCAAGCCAGTACGTGGCTGAGAAGATCGCACTCTCTGAGGCCTACGGCGTTTCTCTCTTCTACCACTATGGTACTGAGGCTGTAACACCTGACCTCATTTTCACCGGCGTTAGCGCCTAATTTCTAAAGGAGGTACTCACAATGGCTAAGACTTTCAAAAACGTTATTACCGGCAATATCGTAACCGCTAAGAATGAGGCGGCTGCCGCCCTCATGGAGAAGTCCGAGAACTACGTGGCCGTTAAGCCCGGTAAGGCAAAGGACGATAAGAAGGCTGACGAAAAGGCTGAGTAAGGAGGGCTAAGCTATGGCAATATACGCAGACCACGCTTTTTATAAAAGCGGCTTTTTTGGTGAGGCACTGACGGAGGAAAATGCTAACAAGTGGCTCAGCCTTGCAAGTGATGAAATCGACACTCTCACTTTTGGCAGACTGACTTTTGCTTTTCCCACTGTTGAGGCTCATATCGAAAAGGTTAAAAAGGCTGTGTGCGCCGTTGCAGAAGCTCTCTTTTATATTGACCTTCAGCGTAAAGCCGCAACCGCACGGGTGACAGAGGACGGCGAATACAGAGGCTCTGTGGCCTCTATATCGTCCGGCAGAGAGTCTATTTCCTTCTCGGTAAATAATGCCTCTGCTTCTGTCTATGCGGCGGCTGCGGCTAATGCCGCCGAACAAAATAAGCTGATAGGCAGTATTGTTGCTAAGTATCTGGCAAACATTCCTGACGCTAACGGTATCAATCTGCTGTACGCTGGGGAGGTGCGCTATGTACCGAAAGACAATTACTCTGTTTAATTACCACGCCGAAACAGATAGCTGGTACACCACCGTTTTCATAGGTGCGGACCTTATAGAGAACGCTGGCACAAATGCTACACGGCAGGGGCAAACAAACAGTGACGCTGTTGACCTTATTATCCATGTCCGCAGGGACAAGACGGCTGACACCGTTATCCACAAGCCTGAACAGATAGCTGACGCTGAAGGCAACATCATCATGTCAGGAGAGGAAAGTATCACGAAATATAGCGATCCTAACTTTCACCTTGATAAACAATACGTTGGCCCTAAAGCCTATGCAGCTATTAAAAACCCTCGTAACTACTTTACTTTTACGCCTGAGTCTGATTTTTTCATTGTTGGTAACTACTACTCAGAGGAGCCGGTAACTGACGCTGAATTTGAGGACGGACTTTATTCCGCTATGAACGCCGCCCATGACGGTGTTTATATGGTAAGCTCTGTGGCATTTTACAGTTTGCTTCCTCACTTTGAGATCGGAGGAAGATAAGCGTGTCTGAAATGCAACATTTTCCGAAAATTTCTTACGTAAGTGCTAATTTTCGGATTGATATAAGCCTCGACAGATTCTCAAAACAATTTTCTGAAGCTCAGCAGTGGCTGGGTGACAGAGTGCTTGAGGACTGTAAAGCTGTAATGCCACATCTTACTGGTAACTTACAGCAGCGCTCTCACACAGAGGACGGCGGTAAAAAAGTCATATTTCCCGGACCGGCAGGACGTTTCCTGTACGGCGGTAAAGTCATGGTAGATCCCGTAACGGGTAGCCCGTGGGCAAGAAAAGGCGCAAAGAAGGTGCTGACAGACAGACCTTTGCACTATTCAAACCCTCAAGCAACAGACCATTGGTTTGATACTGCTAAGGCCCGTAACGGTGAATACTGGATAGCAGGCGTAAAGAAAATAGGAGGTGGCGGCTAAAATGGCAACACAAAAAACCTTTGATATTGACGGCTCAGAGGCTGTGAGTAAGGTCCTTCTGACCTTGCTGAATACTTTTCCCGGACTTAGTACGGGTAAGAAGGTGCAGTTTTCTACGCTGTCTGAAACCTCAGGCATTGGCTTTTTCCCCACGTCTGGCGCAGCTCTGCTCTCCAGTAATGAGGATATTACAGGCCATGTAAAACAGGTGTGCTTGTACCCGTTTAATATCGTGTACAGAGCCGCACCTAAGACGGAAGCTCAAAAGCTCAGGATCAAGGAATTTCTTGACACCCTCGGCAAGTGGTTAGAGCTTCAGCCTGTGGTTATAAACGACCAAAACCACAAACTGACCGCATACCCTGACTTGTCTGCTGGCAACAGGGTAATTAAGTCAATCAGCAGAACTAACCCCGGACACCTCAGCGCCGCATATCAGGACGGTATTGAGGACTGGGTAATTTCTGCTACTCTCAGATATGAGAACGAATTTGATAAATAATTACAAGGAGTGAAACAACTATGGCAAAAGTTGAACGCAAGTATCTTGCACACTACATCGACTCCAGCTTTGGTACTGGCGATAAGGCCACCTATGTACGCCTCGGTGCTGACCTTGAGGAGTACAACGAAGAGCTGAATCCTGATGTAGAAGTCAAGAAGAACATTATCGGTGAGCAGCGTGTTTCTCACAACGGCTACGAAGTCCAGAGTGAGGTTGATCCCTTCTACGCTGACTATGATGATCCCCTCTTTGAGCAGCTTGCTAAGATCGCAAATGAGCGTCTTACTGGTGACGATTGTGTTACCACTAAGGTTGATGTGTTGCTCAATGCTGACAGCACTGTGGTATGGGCGTACCGTGAAAAGGTATGGGTAGTGCCTAACACCATTGGCGGTGATACCTCCGGCGTACAGATTCCTTTTTCTGTTTACAATGCCGGTGAGCGTGTCAAGGGTACTTGGGACGTAGCTACTAAGACCTTTACGCCTGAAGATGCTACGGCTGCGTAAGCAATAGAGGGCAATAACCGGGCAGCCCTAAATCTTTATAGGGCTGCCCTTATTTTTATTATCGGAGGTAAAATATCATGGCAGAAAACATTACAAATAATCAGAAATTTACCGGCATTGTCGTTGATGACGGTAGCGTAAGAGAATCTATCAGAAATAGACACGGTGACGAAATTGGCGTGTTCTATTTCCGTCCTACTGACGTAGGTATGATTGACCGCTATAACAAAATGGCGGCTGACTTTGATAAGATCACAGCTCCTCTGGAGAATGTGAACATCAACCCTGACGGCACGGTGGACGAAAAGAACGAAGCCGAAATGAACGCTATGAGAGAGGCTGAGAAAAACCTTTTTGAAGCCTGTGACTATCTCTTTGGCGGCAATATGTCTGAGGCCTTTTTTGGCAAGATGCACCCGTTCTCTCCCGTAAATGGACGCTTCTACTGTGAACACGTCCTTGAGGCTGTTGGTAAGTATATCTCCAGTCAGTTTGACCGTGAGGTAACAAAGATCAACAACAGAGTAAACCGCTACACACACGGCTACCGTACTGGTAAGCATAAGGACGGCAAGAAATGATTGGTGTACTCCCTAAATCTTTGAGCGTAAACGGCATTGAGTATGACATTCGCTCGGATTTTCGGGACGTACTCAAAATCGTTTGCGCCTTTAATGATCCTGAGCTTCAGGACGAAGAAAAAATATACGTTTGCCTCTTTATACTCTTTACCGATTTTGACCGCATACCAAAAGACGATTATGAGGCGGCTTTTGCGGCGGCTATGGACTTCATAGATCACGGCGTAAAAGCTGATGATAAGAAATCCCCCCGTGTAATGGACTGGGAACAGGACGAAAGTATTATGTTTCCGGCTATGAACAAAGTGGCTGGCTTTGAAACACGTTCCGTAGATTATCTCCACTGGTGGACCTTTATGGGCTACTTTATGGAAATATCTGAGGGCGTGTTTTCTCATGTTATCAGCTTGAGAAGCAAAAAGGCCAGAAACAAGCCGCTTGATAAGTGGGAACGTGAATATTGGAACGCAAACAAATCTTTGTGTGTCCTCAAGCCTAAGCTTACGGCTGAGGAACAAGAGGCGAAGGATAAGCTTAACGCAATGCTCGGCTAAAAGGAAGGTGATATTATGGCAGAACACGCTGACGGCTCTATAATCGTTGATACTGAGATAGATTCTCAAGGTTTTAAGGCTGGCAGCTCTGAGTTGCAGAGGGCCATAAAATCGCTTAACAAAAAAATGGAAGCGCTTGGCCCTACCTTTCAAAAGGCCTTATCTGGCAACGCTAACGCCTTAGCAAGTTTTGACTCTAAGGCGGCGGCACTGCAAGATACTATCTCACAGCTTGAGGCTAAGTTAAAAAGCCTCGGTGACACCCGTGTGCCTACGGAAGATTATCAGTGGCTCACTGATGAAATTAAAAAGGCAGAAAAAGAATTAGATAAACTGTACGACCGTGAACTCAAAATGAAAAGCACAGGTGTTAAGAAAAACTCACGTGCTTGGCAGGCTCTTCAGTATGACATTGATCTTGCAAGGAAGAAAATTCAAGAGTATACCCGTGATCAAAAAGATATGGAAGCAGACGGCACTGCTTTTCAAATGGGATCGGCTACAGCTGAATACGAAAAACTCAGTAGTGAGTTAGCTACGGCCAAAGCTAAGCTGGCAGATATGCAAGCGCAGGCTGACAGTGCAAGAGGCTCGACAAACAAATTTGCCGCAGCCGCAAAAGTGTTGAAAAACGTATTTGTGTCTATTGGTAAAGTAGGCAAAAAGGCGTTTTCCGGCTTAGTAAACATTCTGAAAAAAGGCATAGCTAAAATAAAGCAGTTTACTAAATCCTCTAAAGGCTGTAACTCTTCTATCAATAAGTTTGGTAAGAAGATAACAGGTCTTGCAGGTATGCTGAAACGGTTGGCTCTCCGTAAGCTGATGAACGGCATACTTACTGCCGTCAAAGAAGGCTTTGACAACCTCGCTCAGTATTCCACTCAGACAAATAAGGATTTGTCTGCGCTGAAATCAGGCTTGACACAGCTCAAAAACAGCTTTGCCACAGCCTTTGCACCGATTCTCACAGTAGTAACTCCGGCACTCACGAAACTCATAAATTACCTCTCTATGGCTATTACATACATAGGTAAGCTGTTTGCGGCTCTCACAGGCGCAACAACTTTTGTGAAGGCTAAGGAGGTGCAAGAGGACTATGCTGCCTCACTTGAGGGTACTGCGGATGCTGCACAAGAGGCTCAAAAGCAACTTGCAGGCTTTGACGATCTAAACATACTCAGCGATACGTCCAAAAACGAAAACGCTGAAACGCCGCCCTCTGATATGTTTGAGGAAGTGCCTATAGAGTCCAGTATAACTGACTTTGTGGGTAAACTCAAACAAGCATTTGAGAGTGGTGATTATGCCGGTATTGGTGCAGCTATAGGTAACGGCATTAACACGGCGCTTCAAAAAGTTAAAGACTTTATCAAGTGGGACAGCGCAGATAGTGCTGTCACAGGCTTTGTAGAGAGCGTTGCGGAAGGCTTTAACTCTATGGTTGATACAATCAACTGGGGTGAAATTGGAAACACATTCTCTCAAGGCTTTAACACCGTTCTAAATACACTGTTTTTGGTGCTTACAGCGTTTAATTGGCTCGGCTTGGCTGAAGGCCTCACAAACAGTATTAACGGTTTTGTCAATAACACAGATTGGGCTGCCGTAGGTAAAACAATATCCGCAGGCTTTGTAGGTGCGCTTCAGTTTATACTGACGGCGCTGGAAACATTTGATTGGCAGGCCTTTGGATCGGCAATAGCTACACTCGTTGCTAATATTGACTGGTCTGAACTTTTCAATACTATCCTCAAGATCGTTGAAGATATATTTAACGGTGTATTAGAGTTTAGAAAAACTCTGCACGATGAACTCCCTGAGGATCTTAGGGGCGTTTTACAGCTCGTTGAAACTATCGGCCTTGCTATTGCAACTTGGAAAATCTCAAGCACTCTCCTTGACGGCATTAACAGCATAAAGGAACTTCCTACAGCTGTTACTGTCGGTGTTACACTCGCTATTACAGGCATTACTATTGAAGCTAAGGGCGTAGCTGACGCTATTCAAACTGAGCTTAGTGGCTTCAATTTCGGTGAAATTGTTGGTGGTGCTTTACTTACTGGCGGTGGTAGCGCTGCGCTCGGCGCTGGTCTTGCGACATGGATAGAGAGTGCTTTTGCTGGCAGTGCTATTGACCTTGCAATAACTCAGGCAGGTATCAACTTAGGCGTTGGTACAGTAGGTGCTGCTGGTGCGGCTCTCGGTGCAGGCGTAGCTGGCATTATTGCCGGCATACCGGCTATGTTTGTCGGTATTTATGATGCTTGCGTAAATGAGATAGACTGGCTAAATGCTGCTCTTACAGGCCTCGGTGCAACTGCCGCTGGCGCAGGTATTGGCGCTATTATCGGTGCTTGCGGTGGCCCTATTGGTGCTGGTATCGGTGCGCTGATAGGCTTAGCCGTTGGTCTGGTAACTGACGGTATTATCCTTATTGTTCAAAAATGGGACGCTATCACAGAGTTTTTAAGTAATTTCTTTACTGTTACAATCCCTAACCTTTGGAATAACTTTGTAGGTTGGCTGAAGAACATACCTAACGCTTTAGGTGAGTTTTTCGGCTCTATGCCCGGTAAAATCTCAAAGTGGTTTTCAAATATGTGGCAACCTATCAAAGACTATGACTGGGCTGGACTTGGAAACAGTATAGGTACTTGGCTTGGTAATGCTCTCAAGAACGCTATTCACTTTGTAACTGTAACCGTGCCTACGTTCTTTGCGGAACTGTGGGACAGCATCAAGAACGCTTTTGTAACGTTCTTTACCGTGACACTCCCCAAATTCTTTACAGAAACCCTGCCGGCTGCGTTTAAGGCTGTGGTGGACTTTGTCAAAGGTCTGCCTGAAATGCTGTGGAACGCTATCAAAACCGGCTGGAACTGGCTTGTTGATATAGGTAAGTCTATTGTTGACGGAATATGGGAGGGCTTACAAACCGTCTGGACGGCCATAACTAATTTTGTTAGCGGTTTTGTTCAAGGCTTTAAGAACGCACTCGGCATACACTCCCCGTCAACTGTATTTGCGGAAATTGGACGCTTTATTATTGAGGGCCTGCTTCAGGGTATCAAAAATATGTGGTCCAGCATTACAAGCTTTTTCACAAATGCACTTGCTTCTCTCAAACAGACTATTGCTAATGCGTGGGCCAGCATACAGCAGGGCGCTCAAACAGCGTGGTCTGCGATTAGTACCACCGTTTCCAATGCTTGGTCTGGAATCAAGACGGGCGTTTCCAACGCTTGCACAGCTGTGATAACCGCAGCTTCTAACGCTTGGAACTCTATCAAGAGCGCAACTTCAACCGCATGGAACGCTGTAAAATCTGGCGTTAGCTCCGCACTTGAGGGTGCTAAGACGGCAGCAAGTACAGCGTGGAACTCTATTAAGAGTACCACTTCTTCTATTTGCTCCAGCATCAAGAGTACCGTATCTTCTGCATGGTCTAACGTGAAATCCAGCGTAACAAACAGTGTCAACAACATCAAATCCACTGCCAGCTCCGTTTGGAACTCGGTTAAGTCTACCGTTTCCAGCGTAAGCAGCAATATCAAATCTACCGTATCTTCTGCATGGGAAAACACCAAAACGGCTGTATCTAACAAGCTCTCAAGCATAAAGAGTACGGTTAGCAATACCTTTAATAACCTGAAAAACAGCGCTCCTACGTGGGGTAAAGACTTGGTAGATAACATGGCAAACGGTATCTCTAAAGCAAAGAGTACCGTGGAAAGCGCCGTAAAGAGTGTCGCAGATAAGATTAAGTCCTTCCTCGGCTTCTCTGAGCCTGAGGACGGTCCTTTGTCTAATTTCCACACCTATATGCCTGATATGATTGATCTAATGACTTATGGCATTAAGAAAAATCAGGGGCAGGCTATAGGCGCAGTGTCAGATATGGCTTCTGCAATCTCCAGTGAAATCCAGAACGGCGATTATGCTATGGGTAATATCAAGGTAGGCAGTAACACTGCCAGCGCCCTTACGGGCTTCTCTGATAAGGTAGCAGACAGCTTTGCTTCGCTCATGGATAGACTTCAGGCTATCGCTGACGGTGTAACGTTTGCTACACCTACAGTAGCTCAAGGCAGCGTAATACCCTACAGTGTGAGTGCGGCAACCGGGACAAATCCTGCGGACGTTTCCTCAACTATTGAAGCCTCTAATGATGAACTTGCCTCTGTTATCATTCAGAGTGTTGCAAATGCGGCTACAAGTATTGTAACTGCTATCCAAAATCAGAATACGGGCGGTAATGCAGGTATGGATATTGGTAACGCAACAACGCAGATCATCAATGAAATCAATAGAAGAACACGTATGCTGGGTAAATCCCCATTAACAAGATAGGAGGTGCGGTATGAAACCGATATTGAAGATTGGCTCTCATGATTATACGGCGTATGTTCAAGATCTTTCGCCGGTAGAAAATGACATTGACGCAAGCGGTAGCGGAAGAAATCTGCTTGACGGCAAAATGTACCGCACCCGTATTGCCACGAAGTACAAGATCAGTATAAAATTTCTCAAAATACCTGAGGCTATCATGAAAACCTTAGCTGAGGACTTGGACGCTGATTTTGTACAAATCACATGGCTCAGACCGAAAACAAACGCTATAACGACAGAAGAGTTTTATAATGCTACACTCACCTGTGGAGTGCAGAGGTATAACCGAAATAACGGTATCTGCTACTACGAAGGTGCGTCTATCGACATAACGCAGAGGTGATTTAGCATGAGAGCAAGAAGCACGTTATGGAAACAGATTGTTGCTCAAGGCGACTATCTGTTAGAAACAAAAATACGTATTTCTGATAAAGAATATACGGAAATATCTGCGCCGGTGATAAACCGTGCGCTTATGAACTCAGCTCTCTCAGTAGGTAACTGCGTTTCATCGTCTTTGAGCGTTTCTATCTTAACAGATGATGTGCTGTCAGCCTCTGTACCGCTTACTGTGTTAGGACGTGTTAGAAATAACACGTCCTCCAGTGAGTGGCTTGAGTTTGGTACATACTACATAAACCAGCGTGATACCAGCTATGAAGGGCTTGTCACAGTGAATTGCTATGACGCTATGCTGCGTACAAATCAGTCATACCTTGATCCTGCGGTTGACACCTCAGCAGAGTGGCCTAAAACTATGAAAGCTGTTGTAAAAGAAGTGGCGTACCGATTGGGCGTTAGTATTGACTCCAGAACAAGAATTGAGGCCGGCACTGACTATGTTGTACCATATCCTACTGACCTGACTATGATGCAGGTGCTGGGGTATATTGGCGCTTGTCACGGTGGAAACTGGGTTATCACGGAAGAGAACGCTCTGCGCCTTGTCCCTTTAACGATTATCAATGAGTCAGGTGAGTTGCCTGAATCCCTTATTACTAAACAGTTTAATATCATTGACGAATACGACAATAACATTATTACTGTTGAAGGTGATAACCTAATTTGGGACACAGCGGCAGAGTCAACCGTGGAAACAGTGAACGTTACAGCCGTTCTCGGTGGATTGACGGTAGGCATATCAAAGACAATAAACGGCGTTGCTATGACTGATTCAAGCGGAAATTCTTTTGCCGCAGGCGATCAGACAGGTGGCGTTTTCAGAATTGACAATAATCCTTATGCAGCTCAAAGCATTTGCGATACGCTATATTCTTTGTTTGTAGGGTTGACCTATGAGCCTTTTACTGCTGGCTCAGTTATTTTTGATCCTGCCGTTGAGCTTGGTGACAAAATCGTTATTGGTACGAAAGTGCAAAGTATTCTTTACACTGCTACCCTTAACCTTGATATATCTTTCAGAGCTTCTATTTCAGCGCCTAACAGTGAAGAAATGAGTGCAGAGTACCCGTTTTTAACTGAGGTAACGAGAATGAAGCAAACTACGGCAGAGCTTAGTCAGGCTATCTCTAACGCTGCAAAAGATCTATCAGATCAAGTAAGTAACACCGATGGATCTGTTACGGCACTTCAGACAGCGTTAACTGAGGAAATTCATAGAGCCTCCGCTGCTGAAAAGGCATTAGCCGACAGTATAACCGAAGAGTCAACAAAAGCCGGAAACGCCATTAGCGCACTCACTGAAACCGTCAACTCCCATGACACATCAATAAAGGAGCATGACACACGGCTTAAAGCCTTAGAGGACAGCTCAGCTAACACCGATAACGCACAAGCAACAGCTCAACTTGCCTCACAGGTTGAGGGCCTTAGTACAAGCCTGAATGAAACACAAAATACCGTAGAGGATCATGAAACACGCTTACAGGCAGGTGAAGCTTTAGTACAGCAACATAGTGAAAGTATTTCCAGCCAAAGTCAGGCACTGACTGAAGCAAACGCAAAAATAGCGAATTTGGAAAGTACGATTGCTACACTCCAAAACACGGTATCAGACTTAGTATCAAGGGTTGCAGCTCTTGAAAGTAACCATGCCACAGAATAAATAGGAGGTTTATATGGCAAACAAAAAGATAAATGACTTTGCTGTTTTGGCTTCTGCTTCTGACGATGATCTTATTTTAATATCATCGGACAGCGAAACTTACAGTATTAAAGTCAGCTCATTAAAAGCTTTTTTGCAAAAAAGCAATGTTTCCGTAGCGGCTGTTACCCTTTACAAATCCGCTTGGGAAGAACAGCTCCAGACGGTAGCGTGTGCCGGTGTAACAGCCGACTCCACCAGCTGCCACGTAATCATTTCACCTACTCCTGATGATGCACTGTCATACGGAAAGTACGGTGTGGTCTGCTATGAGCAGGGTGCAGGATCGCTCACGTTCAAGTGTTTAGACTCAACACCTCTCAAGGACCTTACCGTGAACGTCCTTATTTTGAGTTGACGGAGGAGGTAGCTTATGATTTTTAACTTAACTATTGGTGGAGGCAGTGGCGGCGGCTCTGGAAGCGGAAGCCTCCAAACGAAATCTGTAACACCGACAAACCTTGAACAGCTAATTGAAGCAGACTCTGGCTACTCTGCCTTATCTGCTGTAATCGTAGGTGCGATACCGACAGAAACGGTAACGGTTAAATCTACAGCTGAAGAGCAGATTATTTACCCCTCGGTAGGTAAATACGCTGATATGATTATCGTTCAAAGCGTGGCTGAGTCAGGCGGTGGCAGTGTTGAAGGCGGTTATACAGTAACGTTTATGTCAGAGGGTTTGCAGTATGCCGTTTCCTCTGTTACTCCCGGACAGGTTATCAACCGTCCTACAGCACCTACAACAGCGGGAAAATACTTCAGCGGCTGGTACACGGCTGAAACTGCTGGCCTTAAAATAGATTTTCCTTACACCCCTACAGGAAACATTACGCTGTACGCACACTTCTCTGAGCAGATTGTAGTAGGCGTTACCGGGCTTACCAATGAGGACGGTACTCTCACCCTAACGGACAACATTGTAGGGCTTGAGGGCTACACGCAGAGCCAGAACGGAGAATATGTAAGCGTTATATCTCCGCTGTCTGAATATTTCCCCTTTAACGAAATTGAGGAGTTTACGGACGATAGTGGAAATGTCTTTGTCAAATTCCCTAAGCTGTGGATGAAGTGGGAAGTCAATGACAGCGGTGTAATCACAGGATATAAGTTCTCAAACGGTCAAGCTGATGATGAATACTTTATTCCTGACGCTTTCTTAGATCCTACATATTTGACGCAGGACACGTACCTGCCGTATTTTGCCCTCGGTAAATATGAGATGTCGGGATCTACAAGCAAGGGTTATAGTAAGAGTGGGGCCACCTGTCTTGTAAACGTTACAAGAGCAAACGCAAGAAGCGCCGCACGTGCATACGGTAGTGCCTCTAACCTCTATAACGGGTATCAGCAGCTGGACTTTGCACAATTCACATTGTATAACCTTTTGTGCATGATGTTTTATCAGCACTCTAATATTCAGAAGGTTTACGGAGGCAGAACAGGCTCAGGTACTGTAACCTCATGGAGTGGCGCTTCAGTAACCGGCACGTGTGACGGCTTGATAGGTATGAACGGTTGGAACACTTCTACTGACTGCGTGAAGATGTCTGTAATCAAAAGCAATCGCTCTGAGTCCGAAATGGAGTTTATTCATACGGCCAGACAACTACAAATCTACTCCATTCAGAAGTGCGTGGGCTTTCCTAAGAGGTACACCTTCTATGTGAGCCAGCCTATAGCTGATATGGCAACTAAGATCCACGACTACGTTAAGTGTGCTAATAGCGTCTATCCACTTAGCCAGCATGAAGTGCAAATCCGCAGGGACTATTTGCTCCGTGCAAACGCACAGCTTAACAGCTTGGTATCTCAGCTTGAAGTAGCAGCTGAGCTTTTCGGCATTGAGCCGGACACAATGCAATACTGGATGCAGATTGTGGAAAAAGAAATCCGTCTTGTAAAGGCGGTACTTAAAAAAGATAAAGAACGGTATAGGGATTTACCGTAATTGATACATAGGTTATGCACTGTATAATCTTTGCGCTTCGCCTGAGGTGTAGTGGTGGCTGCGCTCTGCTAACAACAGCAATAATTTCAGAAATGTCGGCAACAACGGCAACAGCAACTACAATAATGCCAACAATTCAAACGGCGTGGCGCTCGGCTCCTCTCTTATCAGACAAAGTAACCTTTTGATAAGGTGAAATCCGCATAAGTAGGAGAGAAGGAGCGCATAACCCTCCTCGGTAATGAGGTAAATAAATACCTTGATAGGTCCGGGCGGACGCTGCTTGCATGGCAGAAGTTAGTGGTTATCTTCTGTTTCATGCCCGTTGACCTTATGCGGCTATATGTAACCACTCAACAGCTGTACAGGGTAAGAAATGAGATCACTGGGAGGTGGTAAGAGTGACAAGTGAGGAAAGACGTGAGGCACGTTTTCAGAGGCGTAAGATGCAGAGAGCCGAAAAGAAGCAAGCACACTGCGCTGATTGTGACGTGTTTGATAAGGTTTTCTCTTACGATCATCTTTACCAATCCTACAAAAAGTGCCGCCGAAATGTGGCGTGGAAGTCCTCAACACAGCGGTACATTACTCAAGCACCTCTATACGTGTATCAAACACAAAAGGCCCTCGCAGCAGGTAGATTTAAGAGTAACGGCTTTATGGAGTTTGATATTTGCGAAAGAGGCAAAATCCGTCACATACGAAGTGTGACTATCAATGAGCGTGTTGTTCAAAGGTGCTTATGCGACTACGCACTTATACCCGTTCTTGGACGCACCTTTATCTACGATAACGGCGCTTCACAAAGGAACAAGGGCTACACATTTGCTATCAAACGTCTTACGCAACACCTCCAACAGCATTACCGCAAACACGGAACAGAGGGCTATATTCTTCTGTTCGATTTTTCCAAATTCTTTGACCGGGTATCACACCAACTCGTTAAGGGTATTCTTCACCGGGAGTTTTCAGACGAAAGAATATTGAAGCTCACGGAACACTTTATAGATGCCTTTGGTGACGTTGGTATGGGCTTGGGTAGTCAAATCAGTCAAGCGCTGGCTCTGGCTTCAGCTAACCGTCTGGACCATTACATTAAAGAGGTTTTCAGAATAAAGGGCTACGGGCGCTATATGGATGACGGCTACGCTATCCACCACAACAAAGAATACCTCCATAAGTGTTTGGAGGGTATTAGAGCTATCTGTGAAGATCTTGAAATCACGCTAAACACGAAAAAGACACAGATCGTAAAGCTCAGCCATGGTTTTACATGGCTGAAAGTCCGTTTTTATATCTTGCCTACGGGTAAGATAATCAAGAAAATATATCACCGTTCTGTAACGAAAATGCGCCAGAAGCTCAAGGCGCTCAAAACAAAGGTGGAGGCTGGTATTCTCACGTATCAGGATATTTACACCTCTTGGCAGAGCTGGAGGGCGTATGCGCTAAACTTCAACGCCTACAGGACGATACAAAGCATGGGAGAGCTATATAACAGGTTATTTATTTACCCCTCTTGTGCTTGATATAAATACGTATAACAGTCCGCAGTGCCTCTCAGGGTACTGTGGATTTTTATATGCAAAGGAGGTATGCCACATGAAGTAGACAGCACTCATGGAGGTAAATATTTACCCTGAAGGAGAATCACCCTAATGTACGTAAACGCACAAACAATTATCTTGGCCGGAGCTGTACTGAGCGCCATTATTGCCTTTGTCACGCTGGCATGGAAGCTTTTTAAGTGGATCGAACATCAAAAGGAGCAGGATCAGGAGATCAAACGCCTTGAAACGAAGTTTGACAACGAAGTGGAAAAGCTGCGTGCTAAGCATGAAAAGGACCAGTCTGGCACTCAGGAAGAGCAGACGCTTGTTATCTATGGTTTGCTTGCCTGCCTTAAAGGTTTGGCAGAGCAAGGCTGTGACGGCCCTGTATCTGAAGCCATTGACAAGATAGAAAAGCACATCAACAAAAAAGCCCACGATAAGTAAGGAGTGAATGTAATGGCTTTGAAAATCACACTTGATCCCGGACACGGTCAGTACGGAAACAAGTCCCCCAACAACACAAAGTATATTGAAGGTACGCAAATGTGGCACTTAGCTAACAAGCTGAAGGTGGCTCTGGAAGCGTACGGCTTTGAGGTTGTTACCACACGACCTAAGATCTCTGATGATCCCTCTTTGAATACAAGAGGTAAGACCGCAGGCAGTAACGGCAGCTGTCTGTTCCTATCGCTACACAGCAACGCACCCGGCAAGAGTGCTGACGGCACTTACAGCAAGACTGTTACCGGCTCTGTCGTGTATTACAGCATGACAAGGGACGATAACAAGACGCTGGCTGACAAGCTGGGTAATAAGGTATCTGAGCTTATGGGCCACTATTACAGAGGCAGTAAGACAAAACAGTACCCCAATAAACCCGGCGTTGACTACTACGGCGTAATCAGAGCTGCGGCTCAGAACGGGTGTACTTGCGCTATGCTCATTGAGCATGGCTTTCACACCAACGTTGCAGATTCTAACTACCTTCTTGTAGATGAAAATTTGCAGAAACTGGCTGAGGCTGAGGCAGCGATTATCGCTGACTACTTCGGTCAGAAAAAGGTAGATACACCTGCCACCACCGAAAAGCCCTCTAACACCACCTGCACTCTGTACCGTGTACAGGTTGGTGCTTACAGAGTTAAGTCCAATGCTGACGCACAGCTCAAGAAGGTAAAGGCTGCTGGCTTTGATACCTATATGGTATTGGTAAACGGTGTTTACAAAATTCAGGTGGGAGCATATAGCGTAAAAGCTAACGCAGAAGCTATGCTCAAGAGAATCACGGCTAAGGGCTTCAGCGCTTACATCACTACCTCCACCGGCACGGCGGTATCTACCGTAGAAACCCCGGTAAAAAAGTCTGTGGACGAACTTGCCAAAGAGGTTATCAACGGTAAGTGGGGTAACGGCTCTGCCCGTAAGCAGGCCCTCACAGCTGCTGGATATGACTACGCTACTGTGCAGAAGCGTGTAAACGAACTGCTTAGTAAATAATTAAAAGGAAGGTATTACCATGAACATTTTTCAGGAATTTGTCAACGCTTATGGCACTCAGATCCTCTACGCTATCTTTATGGCTATTGCCGGTTATCTCGGCGTAGTGGTGAAAAACCTCTATCAGAAGTACGTCAACGACTCGACCAAAAAGGCCGTTGTCAAGACATGCGTACAGGCTGTTGAGCAGCTGTACAAGGATCTCCACGGTGAGGACAAATACAATAAGGTTGTTGAGTCTGTAACCGAAATGCTCAACGAAAAAGGCATTACTATTACTGAAATTGAAATGAAGATGCTGATTGAATCGGCGGTAGGTGAGTTTAATAACGTGTTTAATGCTACAGAGCAAAAACAGCTTGAGTAAGTGTAACAATTAAATGTTACATAGAAAAATATGTTACATAATTCTGTAACAATGTAACTGAAGTGTTACCTACTTTGTTACAACGAAAAATCCTAATAAATACAAAGGAAAAACGTCATTTGTAACATTGTAACATTTAATTTTCATAAACTCCTAAAATAAAGGCGTTAAGGACTATATATCGCCTTAGCGCCTTACATACACACATATTTATAGAAAAAAGCCCCGTGATTGTTACACTGTACTTTCACGGGGCTTTTTTTTTCGTGTCAATTTTCTTCGGGTTACACAATACCCCCTGAAAAATGATTTAGGGGGGGGACTATCAGCCGATCTGTGTGCCGTCTGGGAAAACAAACACAGCTTTGTACTCTGCGCCTAAGATGTTTGCAACCCTCTCCAACTCCTCAGTGGTTAGCTTATCCTTTTTGAGCCTTTGATTAAATGCAGAAGGCGTAGTGTCAAGCTCCCTTGCAAGTTGCGCCTCACTCATGCCCTTATAAGCAAGAGCCATTTTAATACGCTGAGCGTTAGTCATAGGTTTGTTACCTCCTGTTTCAGTATTGCAGTATTATTATAAAGGAAAAACTGCATAATGTCAATAGATTTTCAAAAACATTTAGAAAAACTTTATAAAACCCCTTGACAAGTGGACTATACCGTGCTATAATGTACTCAACCGAACAAAAGGAGTATAACATTATGGAAGAAGGTTACACCAATGAGGGCTATTATCAGGCCTGCGTAAACGGCACATGGATAGTTTTTGTGTCTTATGAAGAGTATGTAGAGTACATCAAAGATTGAAATGGAGGATATGACAATGACAAAGACAAATACCTACGTTATTAACGGTCACACCGTAAAGTACATCTATGCAGGCATTGACACCTACAGCGTTGACGATAAAGACGTGTGCTGGTCTATAAGTGATCTTGCTAAGCTCTGCGGCGTTAGCCCGGACACCGTCAAAGAAGAGCTGTGGAATCAGAGAAATAACTGAGAGGTGCAGTATGAGTAATTCAATCAAAGCGCTTGCAGAAGAACACCCCACATATTTCTTGTGCAGCCGCCGTGACATTCCTCAGCTTATCGCAAAGGCTGAGGAAGAGGCGGCGCAGATTCTCAAAGAGTTTTCCATGTTCTATAAAACCGCTGGAGAGCTTGCTATCAAGATTGAGCCTATTCAATACGCCTGCGGTTTTAGTATCGGCGGCAAATTGACATGGGACGGACAAACGCTCATGGAAGAGAGTGACTGCGGACTGCTGTTCTTGCACCTCAATGAGGTCATGCTTAACCGCATGATCCAGCTCGGTATTCCTTCAGGGCTAACGAAGGGAGGCACAGCTACACAGTGAAGAAAAACAACGCCACAACAAAATCCACCTTTGCGAAGAAGCTACTGGGCCTCTCACAACGTTACCACACATGGGAGGTGTGGAGTGATTTTATAGTCATGTTTGCCGCTGCGCTCTCAAATTGTGTGGACCGTTCTCACCGGGAAGAGCGTGAGGCCATGTATGCAAAAATCATAAGTAAGTATAACGAAGCTGAGAGAATGGTATTCCCGGAGCTTGTGGCTGAGGTAGTCAACGCTCTCACTGACGATCCTGAGCAGGACTTCCTCGGTAGAGCTTACATGGAGCTTGAGCTGGGTAATCACTGGATAGGTCAGTTTTTCACCCCGTACAGCGTCTGTGAGCTTATGGCCGAAATTTCCACCGGGACTGTCGTAGAGCAGATCAATCAGAGTGGTTACGTTACGCTTAATGACTGTGCCTGTGGCGCAGGTGCTACTCTGATAGCTGGCGTACACGCTATAAGGCACACACTGGAAAAAGCTCAAAGCCCTCTGTGTTGGCAAAACCATGTGCTTGTTACGGCGCAGGATCTTGACTTCACAACAGGACTGATGTGCTATATACAGCTCTCCCTCATAGGCTGCGCTGGATATATCAAAATCGGTAACACACTTACAGATCCCATGTGTGAGGGTGATGATCTCTCAAAATACTGGTTTACCCCTATGTACTTTTCAGACGTATGGCATTACCGCCGTATCTGTCACAAAATGGATTCATTTATTAACAGGAGGATAGAAGAATGAGTGAGCTATTTATTGAAACACACTCGGTACGACACGCAATTAAGAAGGCTCTTAAAGCCCTCGGTTATGACTTGGAGAAACGCAAATTACACGTTTACTCCTCACGTATCTTTGCAGGGCGCTGTGGTGTCTACTTAGATGATGAATATATCGGCGTTTGGGACGTTAGTAGAAAAACTTTTATGGATTGAAGGCTACACAAACACACAAAAATATGGTATAATAGAAGAAACGGAGGTGTAAGAACATGAAGAGATTTAGTGGTACGCTTGTAACAGTTTATTTGACTGACGGAAACGCCATGTATGCTGTTGCTGAAGAGTATAGCAGAGGCAAGGTTATAGACACTGAGATCTATGCAGTTGACAGCATGACTGATCCTGAGCTTCAGGAGCTTTTAAGTGTTGGAGGTGTGTACGTCAGCACAGACACTCCGGCAGTTAGCGCACAGTGGATCAAAGAGAATGGTGCGGAGCTTGCTTCCAGCTGTATTACTGCTGAAGGTGTGGAGTTTCAAACTATTAGAACGGATAACCGTAGAATTAAACAAGCACTTGAGTTGAAATAAAAACGTAGAAATACCGCAGAGGCGTTTTACCTCTGCGGTATTTCTATGTTGATTGAAAACACACACTTGTACCACGTTACGCAGAGTTCGTATGTGTTTGCTTTGGTGGAGACATGGGGACTCGAACCCAAGACCTCTCGGATGTGAACCGAACGCTCTAACCAGCTGAGCTATGCCTCCGTCTTGGAACGAACGTAGTATAGCACACTTTTTTGCGTTTTGCA